TGGCCGCGTCAATGCTCATCATCTCGTCGGGATCGTGCTCGCGCAGCGCCCCGGCTGCTACCCACGACGGCTGGCCGAGAAGGCCCGTGGCCCCTTCGATCAGTTGGCTGACCGGAACGTCAGGGGTCTTCCGCTCGCGGGATTCCGGCTCACGCCTGCGCTTCGGCCTCTCTTCTTGCACGGGCGGGCCTGCCGACTCTGTCGATTCTTCCTGCACTATGCGCTCCTCTCTGTGAACCCCACAGACGGGCTGCCGCCGATACTAAGCGCGGATCAGCCGAGGTTCACAGATGCGTTTATGCCGCGCAGGACCGGGCGCTCGGGGACCGTCTCGCCCAGGCGCCGCCAGGCACAGCGCACGTCGCAGACCACGGTCCAGAGCTTGTTGTCGTCCGGATCCGGGAACGGCTGCGTCGAGAGGTCGTTGACGCGCATGAACGCGCGCGGATACCAGACGCCCCGGTCCCACTTCTTGACCCGGTAGTAGTTGTAGAGCGGCACGCGCAGCGCGCGCCCGTCCTCCACGCCGACGCGGAACGCGCGGTACAGCATGTTCTCGACCTTCTGGGCGCGCATCAGCGCGTCGTCCGGATCTCGCCCGCGCTCCGGATAGGCGGCGATCACGAACGGCTGGATCATGTCCGCCAGCCACCGCCCGCCGGTCAGCGGATACGTCGTCCCGGCGACCGCCCACACGCGCGCATGCGGCCTGGCGAAGGCGCCCTCCTCACGCGACAGCCGGACTTCCCAGTCGTCCCCGAGCGCCACCGCGACGTAGCGCTTCATCGAACGCAACGCGTCGATGTGACTCCGTCCGACGTCTTCTGCGACCATCGGACTCATCCGATCTCCACTCTCTCCTGGGCCTTCGCCGCCTGAGCCTCCATGTCGCGCTTGAAGGTCTCTAGATGAGTCTGCAGCCTCGCGGTCAAGAGCCCGGCCTCCATCGCCGCAGCCGCCTTCTCGATCATGTGCGCACCTTCGCTGCCCGGATGCCACACCCGGCGCGCGAAGACGCGCCCGCCCCTCGCCGGGTCGATCCACGACAGGAACCGCTTCGGGGGGTGCGGCTCGATCAAGTACTTTCGGTGCTCCGGGCCGAACAGCCCGGTCCCGTAGTTGACGTACGGCGCGTAGTCGACCTCCGTCTTGACGGTGCTGCCAGAGGTGAACCAACTCGTCCTCAGGTTCCCAGTCCGGATCGGAGTGAACTCGACGATCAGTTCGTGCAGGAGGTCGAGACCGGCGTCCTGCATCCGCCGCGCCGCCTCTTCCGCTGGCGCCGGATCGAATAGCTTCGCGAGATCCGGGCCGATGTACTTGGCCTCGTACGCTATGGCTCGGCCTCCTCGAACTCATGCTCCTCGACGCGGATCGCGGTCGCCGTCCAGCCGAGCAGTCGCCGCTTCTTCCGGATCGGCTCGCCGTCGGACGTCATCTCGTACACGGCCCGCCCAAGCTGCTTGGAGTCGACCTCTAGCCGGTCGGCGGACCTGAGGTTGAGCGTGTTGCCGTCGAGATCCCGGAGCCCGCACAGAATCGACGCCGTGTGCGGCGTCCGCCTGCGCCCGCCCTGCGCGTCGTCGCTGTCGGGTGCCGCGTTCAGCGTGAGACGACAGCGGAACCACGCGTAGTGCAGCGTCTCGAAGATCGTCGTGCCCTCGACGCGCTCCGGTAGCGGCGTCGGCACGACACGCCGCGCCCGGTCGACCAGGGCGCTGCGGAGCGCCACGCTATGCTCCTAAGCGCCCGTCGTGTGCCAAGCCAGATGCGACGCCCAAACAAGGACCGCGCACGACGGGCCTACGCTCCCCAGATGCTCGCGTCGATCAGCGGGCCACGGAACGCGCCGGGCCCGAAGCCGTACGGGTAGAGCCCGCCGTAGTTTCCCCAGTCGGCCTCGGTGACCTCGAACGACGGGATGGTCGCCGCCGCCGACGCACCGAGCAGCGTCTCGGTCCAGTACGTCCGCATGTCGTCCGTGCAGAGCAGCCAAATATCCTTATTCAGCCACGGGGCCACGTTGATCAGCGGCAGGCTGCCTCCGACCGCCGGGGCCGATCGCGTCATCGACGTGTGGCGCGTCTCGGAGTAGCCCCCGGCAGAGAAGCTCATCACCGAGTCGTCGTTGACGGTCTCGGTGTAGTCCTGCTGCTCCTGGACGACGATCTGCTCGACGCGAAGCTGCACCGCCTCCTGCGCGATCGGCACCAACGGGAGCGGCATCGTGTCGTCGATCGGCCTGCCGGTGACCGCGTACAGGTAGGCGCAGGCGCGCTCGATCCGCACCTGGAGATCCTGGTCGTTGAACGGCTCGTCGAGGTCCCGGAAGTCCATCCGGCTCCAGGACTTGATGTCCGCCAGCGTAGGCGGCAGCAGCGGCGTGGTGACCGACATGACCTACTGGGCTGGGCGAGGCCTCCGCTGGCGCTCCTGGCGCTCCTCGCGCCGCTCCTCGCGTGCCTCTCCGCGTGATTCACCGGCTTCCTGAACCATTCCCCGGCCTGTCCGCATCGCGCGCTCGGCCTGCTTCTCCTTGCCCTTGCGCGGATGAGCCTCCTTCACCAGGCGACCGTCGTCGTCCTCGGACACGACCACCACGAACGGGCCGCGAACACGCCAGGCCACGACCTGACCTTCGCCCTCGACGAGACCTTGAGCCTCGCCTTCCTTCATCTCGTCGGTGGCCTCCTGGTCGATCGGACGGCGCCCGGCGGCGCGTAGCTCGGGCGTCACGCGTGCCTGGTTCGCGGCGATCATGCTCTCGGCGTTAGGGGCTATTCCTACGCGGGCCTGTAGCTCCTGGCCCGCCGCCGTCGCATCGGATCCTCTGGGCATCTCTGTCTCCTCGTTCTTGGACTGCGCCTGCAAGGCTAAGGCACGATCGAGCGCAGAGCCCCACGCGGGTCGATGACTCCGACGCCGAAATCGCTGCGGACCTTGAAGTCGACTGAGTCGAGTTCAAACTGATACGGATCGGTTCCAGCCCCCAGCGCCATCCGCACCATCGGATCCCGCAGCATCACCTGAGGCTCGCTCTGGCCGTTCAGGAAGCCCACGGCGAACGCCGGGACGTCGTTCGGGTCCGCGAACAGATACCAGTCGTTCGCGTCCGAGAACCACGGGTCGCGGATGACACCGTCGGCGGGGAGGACCCCGGCGAGCGGGTTCAGCGTGCCCTTGTCGAAGAACGCCGTGCCGACGCCGGGAGTGCCGCCGGTCCAGTTGACATTCGCACCGGTCTGCGTCGAGTTGAGGATCCGCTGCCCGATCATCTGCAGCCGCGCGTTCTGCACGACCAGGATCTGCGGCGTGATGACGATCTGGCGCCCGTCGTCGTCAAGCTGGCGCTCCATGAACGTGATCGCGTCCGCGAGCGAGTCCTCGGACAGGTCGACGACGAACTCGTTGCCGCGCGCCGTCGAGTAGAACGGCTGGCCGTCCGGCGCGAGTCCGGGGTTCTCGATCAGCGCGATCACGGTCTGCAGGATGAACACGCCCGCCGCGTAGCCCATGTCGGCGGGGTTGCGGTTGAGCAACTCGTTCGAGTCGTCGTTGATGATCGCCTGGCGCGTGATCTGATACACGCCGCCGTACGTGTCGACCGCCAGCACGGCAGGCGGGCGCTCCGTCCGGGTCATGCCCGGGTAGTGGCCGTGATCTCCGACGTACCCGATCCCGAGCAGGCCGTTCAGGCCACGCAGCCGCCGCTCACGGAAGTCCGGCGCGGACTCCTGGCGGGTGTAGCGCTGGTACTGCGCCTGCGCGCGGCTGTAGCCGAGCCACATCGACTGGCGGACCGGGCCGAACAGGAAGGACGGGAAGTCGGCCTTCGAGTCGGCTTCCTCCAGTTCGTAGTTGGCGAGGCGCTCGTCGCGCCACTCCTTGTACGCCTCAAGCAGGCGAATCGGCCTGCCGAAGACACCGTATGGATTGCCGTTCATCGTTGCTCCTTGGTTGGCCTCTCCGACGCCCGCAAGCGCTTCGTGCGCATCTGCCGCGCGCAGGGGGGGCAACCTGAGCGGGTCTCCATACGGCTAGCTCACATCGTGTGGCTAGAACGAATCCTTCGCATCCAAATCGACGCGGACGCGGTTGAGCGGTGTGCCGCGCTCACCCGCCACC